CCGCAGAAACGCCTTTGGGTCAGCGTATTTTGAAAAACCTGGACGAGAAAAAAAGATTGGCAATGCAGCTGGCATTGGTAGGTGGCAGCTGTTATCTGAAACCCTGTCCCGTGGGGACGGGATTTTCTTTTGCCGTGGTACCCCGCAATCAGGTACTGATCTTTGGTGTGGATGCAGCCGGCAGACCAACAGATATGGGTTTGCTGGGAAAAAGTGTATGGGGCAACAGCTACTATACTCTCCTGGAACGCCGGACGGTGGACGCCGGAGGGTATCTGACCATACGCTACAAGCTCTACCGCAGCAATGATGCCCGGAAGCTGGGGGCAGAGGTGCCCCTGCAGAATGTGCCGGCATACAGTGCTTTGGCAGAAAGCTATTGCTACCAAAAGCCGGTGGGTTCTGTGGGCCTTGTGACTATGAAGCTGCCGATGCTCAACTGTGTGGACGGGTCTTTTGACGGGGTGGCGGTGTATGCCCCGGCAGAGGGCCTGATTCGAAATATCGATCACAATGAGGCCCAGATGAATGGGGAGTTCAGCCGTGGCGAAAGCCGGGTTTTTGCTTCCCGGGATCTGCTGGATAAGGAGTTTGCCTTGCAGGATCATCTGTTTGTGGGCTTGGATGAGGATCCGGAACGGGTAGGGCTGACGATCTTCTCACCCCAGCTGCGGGAGGAATCCTTCCTTGCCCGGAAGCAGGAGTATCTGCGGAATGTGGAGAGCGTGTTAGGTCTGCGCAGAGGTATGCTGTCCGACAGCAACATTCAGGACAGAACGGCTACAGAGATCACCGCCAGCGCAGCGGAATTCTCTCTGACGGTGATGGATTTTCAGCAGATGTGGCAGCAGGCCGTGGAGGAAGCAATGGCCCTGTGCAAGGTACTGGGTGAGCTTTACGGTTTGCCTGAGCGGGAGCCGGGAAAGGTACGGTTCGATTGGGGCAATGGCACCCTCTACGATCAGGAGAAGACCTGGGCGGATTATATGGAGATGGTTTCCAAGGGACTTCTAAAGCCGGAGGTGGCGCTGGCCTGGCGGTTTGGCCTTGCCGATGCAGATGCGGAAACCATCAGAAAACAGTTAATGCCGAATTAAGCAGCCGGGGGCTGCTTTTTTCATAGCCGTGGCTGGCGTAAAAGAGCCGAAAAAATCGGGATGCGACCCCGTAAAAAGCATAACGAAAGGAGTATGTATGAAACGAGAATTTTTGCAAGGCTTACAGGTGGGGGATATGCCCCTTACCAAAGAGGTCATCGACGCCATTATGGCGGAGAACGGTCGGGACATTGAGACGGTAAAGGCTCGCTATGCCGATTCCGAGGGTGCGGCAAGCGCTTGGGAGGAGAAGTATAACCAGGCGTTGATTGCCCATCAGCAGGAGCTTTCCCAGGTGGTGTTCGGTCACAACCTGGAAAAGGCCATTATGGCGGCCAAGGGTCGCAATGCCAAGGCCATCACCGCACTTTTGGATGTGGATGCCCTCCGGTCAAGCGAAGATCAGCAGACCGCTTTGGAAGAGGCGCTGCAAGCGCTGAAGCAGGATTGCAGCTACCTCTTCCAAACGGAGACCCCGCCCCCTTACGCAAGGGGCACAGGTGCAGCAGCACCGGAAGAACACAAAAGTCCTGCCACACTGGCAGGCGCACTACTTGAAAAATTTGAAAGGAAGTAAAAAATTATGGCAATTACACTCGCAGAAGCAAAAATCGGCATGGCCGACAAGGTAGATCAGCAGATCGTTGATATGTTCCGTCGCAGCTCCCTGCTGCTGGATCAGATGGTGTTTGACAATGTCATCTCTCCCGGCACCGGCGGCAGCACTCTGACTTACGGCTACATCCAGCTGAAGTCCCCCTCCGTCGCAGAAGTGCGCACCGTGGGCGGTGAGTACGCCCCCGGCGAAGCCCTGAAGGAAAAGAAGACCGCCAATGCCATCATTATGGGCGGTTCTTTCCAGATGGACCGCGTGATCCAGAATACTGCCGGCGCAGCCGACGAGATGGCGTTCCAGGCAGAGCAGAAGATCAAGGCAACCGCCAACTTCTTCCACAACCTGGTCATCAATGGCACCAGCGATAATGGCACGTTTGACGGCCTGAAAAAGCTGCTGGCCGGCACTGCCAACGAGATCACCAGCAAAGTCAGCCTGAAGACCTCCCAGGAACTGGATGCCAACTACAATGCATTCCTGGATGAAATGGACGCCTTTATCAGCACTCTGGACGGCACTCCCTCTATGCTGCTGATGAACCGGGCAATGCTGGTCAAGCTCCGCTCCATCGCCCGCCGCGCAGGTTACTACGAGCGCACCCAGGACGATTTCGGCCGTACCGTGGAGACTTACGCAGGCGTGCCTATGGTGGATATGGGTCAGTACTACAACGGCGCTGCCATTGAGGATGTGGTGGCTACCGACGAAAGCGGCAAGACCGCCATCTACGCAGTTTCTCTGGGTCTGGATGGCTTCCACGGCATCTCTCCCATGGGCGACGGCGTGATCCAGGCCTATCTGCCCGATCTGAACTCTCCCGGTGCTGTGAAGACCGGTGAGGTGGAACTGGTGGCAGGCGTGGTGCTGAAGAACACCCTGAAGGCTGCCGTCCTGAAGGACATCGCCATCGCAGGTTAACGCAGGAGGCGCTGCCTATGGTGGATTATGAGTTTTATGTGAATGATTACCTGGGCAGCGCCATTCCGGAAAAGGTGTTTTCCGGTTTGGCGGTCCAGGCCCGGCATTGGCTGAAGCAGTTGAAACGATGGTACCGGGTGGAGTCCTCCGGGGAGGAGGCGGAAAAAATGGCAATTTGCGCCATGGCTGAGACCCTGTGGCGGCGTCGCAACCACAGCCTGAAGCATTCTACCGCAGCCAAAGAGGATCCCCGCCGGGAGCTGTATGAGAAGGCGAGCATTTATTTGGATATTTTCCGGGGAGTGGATCAGGAGCGATGGAGATGTTAGAAAAGCTGCGGAATTTCCTGCTGGGCTTTCCCGGCTGGGAAGAAGAACCCACAATAGACTTTGCAGAGGATGGGCCGGGATATGCCGGCCTGTTCTTCAAGGATCTGGAGGAAACAGACAGACAGGTGGATCTTATGGGCAATGTGCAGGTGGAATATGCCTGCCGGTTCACCCTGTACAGACGGATGCTGCCCGGACAGGACAGCGCCCAGTGGCTGCTGGATCTGGAAAGCTGGGTGCAGCAGCAGAATGCTGCCGGCCTGCTGCCCCCATTGGCAGATGTGCCGGAACGGGAGCGTATACGAATCCAAAAGGGAAGCCTGCAAGAGGCTTCCCGATTGGGAACGGGTCTGTGCACTGTAATTATCCTGGCGGAATTCGTAAAGAAATTTGAGGTGAGGGAAGTATGAAAACGACCGAGTTATTTCGCATCGACAGGCAGCCTATGCTGGTGCCGGACGGAGATATGACCTTGCATCTGGAGGATGTGGAGGAAGCGGATTCCGGGCGGGACGAAAGCGGTGTACTCCACCGCTTCGTGCTGCGGCAGGGCGTTCAAAGCTGGGCGTTTTCTTATGCCCGGCTGACCCGGGAGGAATACGCCTATATGGAGAGCCTGTTTGCGGGGAAGAGTACATTTCGTTTTACCTATCCCGCTGCTGACGGGACACTGCGGGAAGCAGAAGCCTACCGCAGCAAGCACAGCATTTTGTGGAACTCGGCAGCAAACGGACAGTTCCGGGACTATCAGTTTCGGATCGTTCTCTGCTAAGGAGGTGGCAAAATGGTGAAGCATTTGATTATTCTGCCTGATGGCACGGAACTGTTCTCCGGACCGGAAACGGTAAATGCCATCCAAAGGGTGACCCTCACCCAGCAGGTGAATACCGGCACGGAGCTGACTATGGGCGCTGTTTGTGCGGCAAAACTGGAAGCAGAACTGTTGACTCCGGCCGGTGGATTGCGTATTCCCGTGGACACGGAGCTGATTTTGTGTACGGTGAATGATGCCGGGGTGCGGGAGCAGGCAGGGATATTCACGGTAGCCGAAGCGATTCGGCCCAGTGCAAACCGATACAGGCTTACAGCCTATGACCGGGTAAGTGGTCTGGATAAGGATCTGACCGGTTGGCTGGACAGCCTTGCCGGCTGGCCCTACACCCTGCACGACTTTGCCAAAATGGTGTGCAATGCCTGCCATTTGACGCTGATCACAGATAGTATTCCCAATGGCGATTGGCTGGTACAGAGATTTTCAGCAAAAAAAGTCACCGGCAGGCAGCTGATGCAATGGGTGGGGGAGGCCAGCGGACGGTTCTGCTGCGCTAACCCGGATGGACAGCTCCTGCTGGAGTGGTATGCACCCGGCACGGTTTCTGTTACGCCCGATTGTATGCTGGATACTCTGTTCAGCGCAGATTACCGGGTAGCCCCTGTGGACAAGGTGCAGATCCGCAGAGACACCCAGGATCTGGGCACAGTTTGCGGCAGCGGCAGCAACGGCTATGTGATTACCGGCAACCCCTTACTGATGGCAAATTCCCAATCGTTGCAGCAGGCGGCAGCTGAGGTGCTTTATGAGATACTCAATCAGGTCAGCTACACCCCCTGTACCGTGACAGTGCCGGCAGATGCCGGAATTCGGGTGGGGGAGATCCTGCAGGTCACCGATAAAAACGGCAGGACATTTCCTGTATATGTGATGAAAAAAGTCCGGCAGGGGCAAAAAGACAGATTGGAATGCACCGGAAGCCCCCGCCGGAACAGCGTGCGCGCTGCCAACAGCTATGGCATTACAGATTTGCAGGGCAAGTATTTGGAGCTGGAGCTGGGAGTGGACGGCTTGCGGGCAGAGAACAAAGACAGCACAGGAAAGCTGTCTTCTTTGCAGCTGACGGTGGATGGCTTGCGGACTAAGGTGTCCAGCCAGCAAACCGGCATCGACAGTGTTGCCAGCCGGGTATCCACAGTGGAGCAGTCAGCGGAGGGGCTGTCCCTTCGGGTGAAGAGCGTCATAGATGACGGCGTATCCAAGGTCAGCACCTCTGCCGGCTATACCTTTGATGAAAACGGCATCACGGTGACCAAAAGCGGCAGGGAGATCAAGACCCAAATCACCGAGGACGGTATGACGGTGTATAAAAACGGAAATGCGGTGCTTACCGCCAACAGCCAAGGGGTGGATGCGGTGGATCTGCACGCATCCACGTATCTGATCATTGCGGGCAAAAGCAGATTTGAAAAATACAAAGGCACGCGGGTCGGCTGCTTTTGGATAGGAGGTTAATATGGCTTTACAGACAAAAACAGTATCCACCGGTGACTACGCCTGGCGTTCCTGGTCCAACGGCTATGTGATCACACTTTCCCTGACAGAGGAAAGTGTGGATTATGTGACCAATACCTCTGTGGTTTCCTATTTGTTTACCATCAGCAACACGGACAATAACCGGTTCTATGCCAATGATTACAGCTGGAGCATTTCCATCGGCGGGCAGAGCATCCCTGTTTCCCATTTTTATTTCAACCTAAGCAGCAATTTTACCACACAGACCATTGCCTCAGGTATGCTTACTGTAAAGCACAATGCCGACGGTACACTGGAAATGCCTTACAGTGTATCCATACCCAATGTGCAGGCAGACAACCGCTATGGCCCTCCGGCGATGGCGCTGTCAGGGAATTGGGGTCTGACCCGCATCAGCCGGACGCTGTCTGTGTGCTGCCCGGATTGCACCATCGGAGAAAGGGTGGAGATTACGGTAGGCGGTGAAGAAGCAGGGCAGACCTATACCATTACCTATTCCTTTGGCTCCCTGAGCGGGGTTATCAGAGAACGGACACAGGAAACGGAGTTCTTATGGACAGTGCCGGAGGAATTCTATGGCCAGCTGCCCGACGGAAAGACGGGCGTCTGTGTGATCAGCGGTACCGCCTACAATGGGAACACTGCAGCGGGCAGCGGCAAGTGTGAAATTCGTATCAGCATAGACGAGAGTGCCGGCACACCTGCCCTTTCCGGGAATATAGTGGATATAAACGAGGCAACCATCGCCCTCACAGGAAATGCAGAGCAGCTGGTGCGCTATTGCAGCAACGCCCGTGTTACAGCGGTGTGCCGGGCAAAAGAGGGTGCGACCATCACAAGCTGTACGGTGACCAACAACGGCACGGTTTATACGGAATTGCCGGTGACGGTCTACGGCGTGGAAAAGGGAGATTTCCGTTTCTATGCTGCGGACAGCAGAGGCTACACAACCTCGGTGACAATCGCAAAAACGGTGATACCGTATATCAGACTCACCTGCAGCCTCAGTGACAATAAGCCGGACGGAGATGGCAATATGACCGTGAAGGTATCCGGTAACTATTTTAACGGATCCTTCGGTGCCCAAAACAACACACTTACAGTGGAATACCGGTATAAGGAAAGCGGCGGCAGCTACGGGGAATGGATTCCTATGGAAGTTACTCCCGGTGTCAGAACCTACAACGCAGAAGCGGAGCTGACAGGACTGGACTACAAGGCAGCTTATGTCTTTCAGGCAAGAGCAGCCGATAAACTGGCTGTGGCGAATTCGGCAGAGTATGCCGTAAGGGCTACGCCGGTTTTTGACTGGGATGAAAACGATTTCAATGTAAACGGCACATTCAAGATCAATAACGAGCCTGTGGAGGATTTTCTGGTAAGCCGGGGAAACTCCGGTATATGGGTCTGGGAAAAATGGAACAGCGGCGTTTGCAGATGCTGGGGAAAAAGCGGAGAAAAGAAAATGACCTTTCTGGGAGAGGGGCCGTTGTATTACAGCGATACGGTGCATTCCTTTTCCTACCCCTTTGCGCTGACCCAGGTGGATTCCATCAGTGCCGATATCGTAACAGGGGAGGGGTATGTGGTGCCGGTGATTTTGTCAGTGAATGACACCGTCAGAACATCCTTTGTCCGTTTTTACGGCGGCAGCGATCCGATAACCGGCTACTATACCTTTTCTGTAGTAGGCAGATGGAAATAAACAAAAGGAGGAAATTTGATCATGGAGAAAATCAAGCTCCGGGTAACTGCCAATGTGGCAGAGGTTGTGGAAAGCCCGGAGATCATTACTTCCGGCACGATCGGTCTGCCTGTGGAGATCACCTTCGACAGCCGATGGGGGGGCCTTACCAAGCTGGCGGTGTTCCGTGCCGGTGATACCACTATAGCGGTAACATACCCAGAGGGCGGGACGGTTGTTCCTTGGGAGGTGCTGGAAAAACCCAATGTATGGTTGCAGATCGGTGTGTACGGTGTAAATGCGGATGGATCTGTGGCCATTCCCACAATGTGGGCAACTGTGCGTATGATCCATACCGGCGCAGATCCCGATGGCGCAGATGCACCGGCCACTCGTACAGCCTGGCAGGAAATGCTGGATGAGGTCAACAATCTAAAGAATAATAATTTGGCATCAAAAGAGAAATTGGAGAACCATCTCTCCAACGAGGAGAACCCTCACAGCGTTACTTGTGAGCAAATTGGTGCTGTTTTGAAGGAAGACTTTACCTGTGATATGATTGGCGCTGTTAGTTGGGATGTCTTTGCTACCGAAGTCGATGCTATGTTAGAGATGAACGGTGTGTATGGTCATATCAACAAAACCGATAACCCCCACAATGTTACAGCGAAACAGATTGGCGCAGTGACTACAGAGGAATTGAATGAAAGGCTCAGTAATTTGGGTGGGGGTTCGTCTGCGGAGGTAACGGAACACATTAACGACACCGATAACCCCCACAATGTGACTTGTGCGAAAATCGGTGCTGTACCTGTCGAGGAAATTGGCCTTTATGTGAATGATATTGTGGTCAGCGATATCAGTGTTGGTGGCGATATCTCTAATGCTATCGGATCTGCTGTAAGTGTTGAAGTGCAGAGTACGCTTGAGCAACAAAACTTACTGACGCACGCCTCTGACAACGAGAATCCCCACAATGTTACTGCTTCACAGATTGGTGCGGTAACTGCAGCGGAATTGGCAAACACCAAAACGGTTTTTAATAATAAGGTAATTGATAACGCCTATGCTCACAGGGATATGTATGAGAGCTTTTTGGTCTGTGAGCATTATCCCGAGGAGAGTTTCCTTATGGAAAAATACCTTGGTGGAACATTTAAGATAGTATGGACTGCGGTGCATTACACATCGTACACTACAAGTGAATCGGCGTATTACGAAATACACCTTCCGTTTAAAGTGAAATCTCACAATATTACAGTTGATAATTATTCTGATTATTGCCATACCTTAGATGTGGGTAAATTTGGAGACAATTATGGCTTTGGAGTTGACATTGGTGCAGACGCGCCAGAAGAAGGAGCGGAAAGCAATCTGCTTGACTTTACGATAACGATAACCGGCACTTGGGAATAACCACAGGAAGGAGTACGAGAATATGAGAGTTGTAAATGCAATGCGTGAAACCATAACAGAGTATGACCTTTCCAAAGGACGGCTTATCAACACAAAAGCAAAAGCAGAGGACGGTACTGTTGAAGCCGTGCAGATGTATGTCCCTAACAGAATTGTCCCTGTTTCTGTGAAAATCCGAAAGCTGAAACAACAGCTTTCGGAAACGGACTACAAGGTTATTAAGTGTGCAGAGTGTCAGCTGTTGGGGCGGGAAATGCCCTACGATGTGCAGACGCTTCACACCGAAAGACAAGCAATCCGTGACCAGATCAATAGATTGGAGGAAACCCAATGAAGAAAATCTATATAAACCCCGGACATTCCAACGCAGATCCCGGTGCCGTGGGCATCGAGACCGAACGCAGACTCAATGTGAAGGTGTCTGCCTATATGACGGAATACCTGACGGCAAACTACGAATGTGAAACAAGAATGAACCCGGGCACGGTGGATTCTCTCACAGAGATCTGCAACGATGCAAACAGCTGGGGGGCAGATCTTTTCGTGTCTAACCACTTTAATGCCGGTGGCGGGGATGGCTACGAGGTGTTTGTCCACAATGAGAACCGTGTGGCGTTGGGCAGGCTTTTTGAGAAGTATGTGAAAGAAGCCGGACAGAACAGCCGTGGCGTAAAGCTGCGTCCCAGCCTGTTTGTGCTGCGCTATACCGGTATGCCCGCTGTGGTGAACGAGGGCGCTTTTGTGGACAATGCCACAGACATTGCCGACTGGAATGAAGATGCCGAACTGCAGAAGCTGGGCATTGCCTACGCCAAAGCGGCAGCGGAATTTCTGGGCTTGGCAGAAAAGAAAGCGGTGTACACCCTGGAGCAGTTTGTCCGGGAGGTGCAAACGGCCTGTGGTGCTGCAGTAGACGGCATAGCCGGTGCGGAAACCATTTCCAAAACCGTGACCCTTGCTGCTGACAAGAATCGGACCCACCCGGCTGTTGCTGCAGTGCAGAAGCGTTTGCTTGCCTTGGGCTACACGGAGGCAGGCGAGGCGGACGGTGTTGCAGGTGCTATGTTTACCGCGGCGGTTTCCCGTTTTCAGCGGGAAAAGGGCTGCTTTGCCGACGGTGAGGTCGCTGAGTGGGGTAAGACCTGGCAGAAGCTGCTGGAGCTGGCATAGGGAGCTGGGCACATATGAGTGATGCAATTGTTGTGGCTTTGATCACCGGTGGATTGTCTCTTGCGGGCGTGGTGGTGACCTGCCTTGCTACCTCCAAGAAAACCGAAAAAGCGGCGGCGGTAGCCCAGGCGGTGACAGAAACCAAGATCGATGAGCTGACCCGGGAGGTGCGCCTGCACAATGGCTTCGCCCAGCGTATGCCGGTGGTGGAGGAGCAGATCAAGGTGATCAACCACAGACTGACGGATTTGGAAAGAGGTGCATAGAATGCATGAAGTGTTAAACAAGGCAGCGCAGCTGCTGAAGGTAAAGACCATCGTCACCTTTGCGGTGGTAACGGTGTTTTCGGTGCTGGCTTTGCAGGGAAGGATCGAGCCGGACAATGTGATGATCATTGTGTCTATGGTGGTATCTTTTTATTTTGGCACGCAGCACGAGAAGTCCGGCATTGCCGGATAACAGAGCATCCCCGGCTCTTGTGAGCCGGGGATGCAGAGTGTCAAAAAAGTCGCCAACCGTCAAAATGTGAGAAAATCATTTTACAGTGCACCCAAAGCCTTCCCCTGGGGGGAAGGTGGCAAAAATCTCTGATTTTTGACGGATGCGGGGTGAAATGCTTGCTGCGCAAGGCATTTTGACTTACTGCGCAACGCGCCCTCTACCGTACCACCTGTACGCCGACGAGAGCGCGTTGCTTGTCTTGCCGACTTTCGTGACCTCTGCCAGTCTGTCAAAAACTATTTTTTGACAGACTGGATCCCCGGCTCTTGTGAGCCGGGGATTTTTACTTTTTATACATATTTTGTTCATAGATGGCTTGCAAAAGAAATATCAATGTAGTATAATCAATCTGTCGTAATATGTCTGCTTCCTGTTGCAAGGGCGGACGAAACGCAAGACTCCATATTATAAGTCAGAGAGGAAAGATACTATGGTTACTTGTCCCAAATGCGGAAAAGTGCTGGAAGACGGCACAAAGTTCTGCGAAATGTGCGGCGCACAGATTCCTGAAAAGGTTTTCTGTTCCAGCTGCGGCGCAGAAAACGATGCGCAGTACGCATTTTGCCAGACCTGTGGCGCAAAGATGGCTGCTGATGTGGCAAGCGAGCAGGCTGCAGCACCTGCTGCTCCGGTTAAGGAGAAGAAGAATCCTTTGGCCGGCGTTCTGGAGACTGTGAAGAAGCTCCCCAAGAAAATCTGGATGTTTGCCGGTATCGGCGTGGTGGCTGTTGTTGCCATCGTTGTAGTCCTGTCCCTGTTGCTGGGCGGCTCCAAGAAGCAGAATGTTGCCCTGTACATCAAGGACGGCGAGATCTACTACAACCAGATGAAGAAAAAGGCCGAGCCTATGGAGCTCACCGAAAAGCTGATCAATTCCGGTCTTGGCAGCATGGTTGGCAATTTGAGCAATATGGGTGAGCAGCTGGGCTATTACATCCGGTTTAACAAGGATGGCAGCAAGATCTTCTATCCCGACCGGATTGATGAAAGCGGTATGACGCTGTATTACCGCAACCCCAATAAGCCCAAGGCTGAACCTGTGAAGATCGACTCCGGCTTGGATGGTTATATCATCAACGAGGCAGGCACCAAGATCCTGTACCAGAAGGACGGCGGCCTGTATCTTCACAATCTGAAAGACAAGGAAAAAATCGCCAGTGATGTAAGTGGCTTCCATTATACCAAGGATCTGTCCAAGATCATTTACTCCACCTACGACAATAAGTCCGAAACCGGCAATGTGTACCTGTGGAAGTCCGGCGAAGACAGTGCAGAAAAGCTCGCCAGCGACATCAAGAGCCTGCATCATGTTACCGAGGACCTGTCTGTGATCTACTACACCAAGGAAGAGGGCACCGAAGAGGAGTCCGCAACCGCCCTGTACAAGCAGATCGTTGACAAGGATGACAAGGAAAAGATCGCCAGCGAAATTGCCGGTATCATTCATATCTACGATTCCGGTGAGGCCTACTACACCAAGGCCGTGAAGACCGAGAAGACCCTGATGGACTACGTAGAGGACGATCTGGCTGCCAACGACGCCGCATTGACCGAGCCTGTGGCACCGGAGTATCCCAAGAGAGGTACTTACCCCACCCGTGAGCAGTATCCCGAGTACCCCAGCAGACCTTACCGCTATCAGTTTGATAACAATGAAGATTACGAAGCTGCTTACGCTGAGTACGAGAAAAAGCTGGAAGAGTACAACCAGAAGAAGAAAGAAATCGACGATGCTTATGCTGCTGCAAAGAAGAAGATCGACGATGCGTATACTGCAGCCAAGGAGCAGTACAACAAGGATTACGCCGAGTACCGCGATGTCCTGCGTCCCGCATGGAACGAGAAGAACTCCAGAGATAACCTCCGTGAGAATCTGAAGGAAGCAAAGCTGGAGAGCGTAAGCTACACCCTTTACTACTACAACGGCAAGGAAAGCACCGTGGTAACCGAGGCTATGTCTGATTCCTATGCTACAGAAGAAGCTGATGAAAAGGCCGTCCTGGTAATTTCCACTGAAAAGGCCGCTGAAGTGACCAAGATCAAGATCTCTGAAGCCGATAGCACTTGGGATGTAAGAGAAAAGGTAGAGGACGCACTGGATACCGAAGCTGAGATGCAGCTGGTAATCGGCACCACCCTGTCTGTGATTAATCAGGAAGCTGCAACCGATATGACCCTGTCCGAGGACGGCAGCGTTCTGTACTTCCTGGACGATGTGGACGAAGAGAAGAAGACCGGCGACCTGTACAAGATCGCTATCTCCAAGGATAAGGCTGATGCCCGTAAGAAGGTTGACAGCGATGTCTACTACAGCAATCTTACCATCGTGTGGGATACCTCTATTGCCTACGCAAAGAATATGGATTCCAACAAGGACAAGGGCGACCTGTATGTGGACGGTGAGGAGATCGACTTTGATGTAGACCTGAGCTCTATTGACGAGGATGAGGGCAAGGTTCTGCGGTTCTACAAGGACTACAATTCTGACAAGAGACTTGGCACCCTGATGCAGTACAAGGATGGCAAGCTGACCCAGATTGCTGACGATGTATTCTCCTATGTGGTTCAGCCCAACGGCGATATCCTGTATTTGAGCGATTACAGCGCTACCCGCTACAGAGGTACTCTGTACCGCTATGCCGGCGGCAAGGCTACCCAGATCGATGAGGACGTTACCAGTCTGATTCCTATTTTGAGCGTTGACTAAGCAAGCACCCTGATACAGTAACCACCCCCGGCTCGTAAGAGCCGGGGGCTTTTATGCATCGTGAAGATACCTGCATCTTCTGTGTACTCCTGGGTGGATATCAACTGGCAGTTGACTTGGTTTAGAAGCGCAACTGTGAATCTGTTGACATCAAAAGAATAATTCAATATAATATAAGCATACTGCTGAAACCAATCCGGTAAAGCACGAAATACTTGTATATATTGTACAGAAGCTCTGTGCTGTACAAAAATATGAAAAAGGAGTGTACATTATGAAGAAACTGCTCGCCTTATTGCTGGTTCTGTGTACCTTAATCGGCCTTGTTGCCTGCGGCAAGAAGGAACCTGCCAGCACCAACAGCAGCACCCCCACCACTGGCAACAATACCGCCTCTGATCCAACCGGTACCACCGAGGATCCCCACCTGACCGTTACCCCCGAGACCTCTCCCTACAAGGGCAAGACCTTGCAGATGTACGGTTTGGGCACTGCCGTTTCCTACACCAACTATGACAGCTTTGGCAAGGGTAACTATCTGTGGATGATGAAGGCCGCCATCAACGAGTGGGCCGCCATCAACGGCGCTACCATCGAATGGAAGGGCGCCTACAGCCAGAACGGTGTGTTGGCTGCCATTCAATCCGGTGAGCACCCCGACCTGGTGTTCCAATCCAACTTCTTCCCCGCAATGTCCAACGTTGGTCTTACCTCTGCCTTCACGGAAGCTGAGTATGCCAAGCTGGCAGAGGTCTGTGAACCCGGCTTCCTGGATCTGATGAAGTATAAGGGCGCTTCCCACGGCTTTGTTGTTCCATGGGTCGGTTGCTCCATGTGCTACTACAACAAGACTATGTTCGAGAACTACGGTGTAAAGACTCCCAAGGAGTACTTTATGGAAGGTAACTGGACTTGGACCACTTTCGCCAAGTGTATGGAAGAGATGACCAAGGATATAGATTCTGACGGCACCGTCGATACCTATGGTATTCCTGCTGACTCTTCCTCCATTACATTCCTTGCCCACTACGAAGATGAAACCGGCAAGCTAATCTCCACTGTAGACACTCAGTATGCTTTTGATTTCCTACAGTTCCGCTATGATAATATTGTAGTTAAGAAAACCGTTCTGAGCCCCGGTACAAACCAGATTCAGAAGAATGTGACCTATCCTATGTACGCTATGCAGATTTCTGACTGCGAGCCCTACAACTTTGAGCATCTGTACCAGGCCATCCCCAATGGCGATGAGCTGGAAGTAGTTCCCGTGCCGACTTATGATGGCACAGATCCCGAAAACCGCAATTACTTGAACTACACCCAGTCCGCATTTTCTATGCTTGCCAGCTGTGACGAGCGTGAGGCTACTATCGACCTGATGCTCTATGTTTTGAAGTGCGGCTTGAAGTATATGTCCGACTTCTCCCTTGGTGCTGTAGAATGCGACTACGTGGGCATGCAGGGCAAGTGCGATCTGTCCAAGACCTGGATGGAAGCCTTTAAGAAGGTCTGCGAGGACCGTGCTGTCAAGATCAAGGAAGTGGAGAACTACGACGAAGAGCTGATTAAGAAGATCTACGAGCACCATGATAAGTGCTCATGGGTGATGTACCGTCCTTATGCCAATGTTGATGCCTTCTGGAAGAATAAGGAAGCTACCGAGCTGCCTCCCACATCCTCTATTCCGGTTCTCAAGCAGAAAACACAGGCACAGCTGGATAAGTACAATGATTTGTACATCAACAAATAAAACTATCACAGGCATTCCAATGTGAATGCTGCTATGGGGCGATTCCCTCACTCTCCGGGGATCGCCCTTAAGTAATCTCCCTATTTTAGTCAATTTTGTGCTATTAAAAGCCGCTAATTTGCTACTGGGAATGTTGAAATAAACATTATCTCTCTGCTATAATATAGGTGTCTCGCGGGTGTCAGAATCTGATGATATATTTGTAATTGTTGTGCAATCGAGCATTGTTGCACATAAAAATAAATCAAAGGAGCGTTAGTTATGAAAAAAGTATTGGCATTATTGTTGGTTCTGTGTACGCTGCTTGGCCTTGTTGCCTGCGGCAAGAAGGAACCTGCCAGCACCAACAGCAGCACCCCCACCACTGGCAGTAATACCGCCTCTGATCCTACCGGTACTACCGAGGATCCCCACCTGACCGTCACCCCT